CTATGTTAAAAGTATTTCCAGATGATGCAGTAAAGTTATGAACTGCTTTTAAAATTTCTGTTTTGAAACTATTACATATTGCCGATGTTATTGCCATAATTTTTTCTCCTAATTACTGAGGCGGTGACTCGATTGGTAATCTTACTGTTCCATCCGTGTAATCGTCTCTTCTTCTTCTTCCAATTTGCATAGCTGCAAACGTTTGTAAAGAACTTTTATACTTATTTTCATATAGTGTCAACATTTCCATTGGACCTTTTAAAAAAGCAAAAGCTTCTACTAAACAAGCATACAGTAGTCCTTGTGGAAAATATGTACTTAAATATGTTTCTGCAGTACCAGTAGTTCCAGAACCTAAACCAGTAGGCATTTTGTTATAATACACTCTAAATTTGTAATTAGCATCAGGTGTTGGTGCAAGAAACATACCTCCTGAAGTAGTGTCTGTAGTGTTAGTAGCGCCTCCAAACATGGAATAATATTTAGGTAATCCTGTAACATCTTGAGCTGTTTGTCCTCCAGAATTTCCTGTTAACTCTCCTACATACTCAGATATAAAAGTCTGGTCTCGTCTCTCTAACCACCGACCTTGACCAGTAGTAGCTGAAGTAGAATTAAATACTTCTATACCTCTTATAAATAAAGTTCCTGCTGGTGCATTAATTGTATTATCATCAGCAGCTAAAGTTCCTTCTTGTATAGATCTATCAGAATCCATTGGAACATCCTGGTTTATTCTAAACTCTGCAGACATAATAAAACCATCTAAAATAGTAGTTGTAAAAACACTATCATCTACTTCAGTATAATCTAAAATAGCTTGTTTTAATGTTGTGTATGTATATTTAGAAACTCCAGCCATAATTAACCTCTATCATTTACGGGTCCAATTGTACACTGAAAACCGCCCCCTGTTACTGCACTTGTAGCATTAGATACTAAAGGCACTGTTAATGAATTAAATATAATTTCTGTAGCAGGTTGTGCGCCTGTATTAAAAGTTGTTCCTACAGCTGTTGCTAAATAAGATCCATAAACTTTAGCTCCTGATAAATGAGAGCCAGCTGTTGTGTTAGATAAAGTTCTACCTTTGTATGGAGCAGAAGTTCCACGTGTGCATCCTGTTAAATTGTTACCAGTTTTACCGGTGTATTCAATTACTTCATTTAAATATTTTCCATAATTAGTTGTGTTTGGAGTTGTATCAATTTTTTCTATCATAATAAAACCAGAAGTTGGAAACTCAGTTGCATCTGTTAAAGTAATTGTCGTGACAGAATCATTTATATTTCCATTCAATGTTGTAGATAATTCTAAAGTTGTAATTGCAACACCTCCAACTGGTTGTTTAACAGCTTGAAATCTTACATATGTTGTGCCTTCATTTAATTTATTATCAGGAAAAGAAACACTTAAAACTGTAGATGCTGCTGTTGTTGTAAATGGATTTTCTGGTAAAATAACTTGTACAGGAAACTCAACTCTTGCAGGTCTTGCATGTAGTAATCCTTGTGGATCTGCTCCTATAGGATGTGGTTCTAATTGTGGTTGTTTAGGTTCAAATTCAGATGTATGTACCCATGCACCTGTCCATTCTTTAACCATTTCTTTATATGGAAAAGCTGCTCCTGATCTATCAGAGATTGCTAATGCTCTACTACCTTTTGCAAATCTAGCCATTATATATTTGGATAGTATGTCTTCGGAGTAATAAATGTGCTAGATGCAGAACCACCTTCAGATAATGCTCGAGCTAATTCATCCTCGTACAACAACTTCATCTCCTGTGTTCTTTGTGGTGCAAACTTCATAGATAAATAATAACATAATCCTGAAACCATGCATGGTACAAATCTAAAAGGCGTATCACCTGAGTTAGTAAAAGCTCCTGCGTCTTGAATTCTTTTTACATAATAAACACTTAAAAAATTTGATGCAGCAGTTGAATTAGGTAAAGGATAAATAGTTATTGTAACTTTATCTATAAATCTTTGAACCCAAAATTGTGAAGGTGTTCCATTAGATGCTTTGTTTGCTGTTGCAGCATACGCATCTCTTGCAACTTTTGTTAATCCTGTATCGGATTGAGAAGTTGTATTATAATTTTGTCTGTAAGAAACATTTAAGATATCTGAAATACCATAAATATTTGTAACAGGTGTAGTTGTAGCTTGTGGAGGATTTGCCCCACCGGCTGGAACGTCTGTTGAATTTCTATAAAAAGTATATGTACCTGAACCTTCATCAGTTGCGTCTACATTTGTTGTTGAACCTACAACTAAATTAACGTTAGTATTTCCTACTTCCCAAAAATGTATTCCTCTATTTCCCCATTCTTGAAAAAGAATGTTTAAAGATCTTCTAGCAGTTTTAATTTGATGACCAGCAGTGCCTACTAAACCTAAACGTTCGTATGCGTCTGCAATAATTTCATCAATTGAAAAGTCTTGATCAAAACTATAAGACTGTGAAGTAGTGTTTGCCATTGGCCACTCTCCTTAAAAAGTTCCTATTACGTAAAAAAAATCACAATTTGTAACGTCTACGTATGCACCCTCATCACAATAAATACCAGCTCCAGGCATCTGAAACTCATGTACGTGGTTTGCTGCTGTTCCAAATTTACCATGAAAAACTAATTTAGATGCTGTTTTAGAACTACCTGTTTCGTTATATATTTTTATTTCAGCATCAGCGGCAGTAGATTGAGCAAATATATTCATAATATTTACTTTCAATAAATTAGTAGCTGTACTAGTGCTACTAGTATTTACTAAACCCTGTAGTTGTCCATCCGCTGTTAAGACAACTGATTGTCTTACTTTTGATGATATTGATGACATATTTTTATCTCCTTATATTTTATGTGAGGCCGAAGCCCCACAATAAATTAGTTATTACGCTATTGTTGCACCTTGAACTGAAGTCGCAACCCAACCAATAGTACTATTCCAAACTAGAGTAGCTGATTCAGCTACTGCATCGAAAGTAATTGTAGTTCCATTTGCAAATGTAACTGGAGTTAAAGTTCCATCTCCACCATCAACAATCATGTTAACTATTTTAACTTGCCCTGAAGTTGTTCCATCAGCTAAAGTTAATGCATTAGCTCCAGTAGTAGTTAATTCAGTTACTAAGTTAGTAAGGTCAACTGCACCCGCTCCTGATAGTGATTGAACACCACCAGTGATAGTTGCATTATAAGTAGCACTTGTTGTAAATGCACCTGTTGTTGCGTTTTTTGTTACTTGTTCAAAACCATTCTCTGATCTGACTGGTCCTGAAAATGTTGTATTTGCCATATTAATATCCTCCTAGATATCTGAATACTGTCCCTAGGGTTGTCGACTATACGCGTCAGCATTCATCATTTATTAAATGTATAGTAAGTTATTTATATAATAGTTTTTAGTAGAGTGCAAGAGATCCTACAGTAAAAGTGCGATTTCAGCGATGTAGCTTTTGTTCTAAGTAGCTACAGAAACTTGCGGAGCAACGCCTTCAACGTTATTCTGCCTGTGAGCGATTTCAGCTTCTTCAAGCTTAATTTCAGTAATGACTTGCTTGATTTTATCGTCAAGTCTAACCATGTCAAGAGTGTACTTACCATTAGTAAGATGCTCCTGTTCCCACTTCAACTCCAAGGACCTTTTTGTTTTGTATAGGTCTTGTATCATCATTAACCTCCTCATAGGTTATTCGATTTATCTCGTTATTATAGTTGTTCCCGAGATATTCCCAGTTTATACTCTTTTCTCCCAACTTGTCAAGGATTGATTGTTCAAGAGAAATAGCATTATCTTCCGCTTCAATATTAAATTTTGCGTAGTGATCGTATGCCCATATTTTTACTGTGAATTTTTTCATGAATCTCACCATGTTATTTATTAAATGTGGCGGAACTATGTTCCGCCACAAAATTACTTAGTTACTGCTTACGCACCTTCGCAACCAAAGATACCTCTATAGTCAGACGCGCCGAAAGCGTATCTTTCTCTAGCTTTGTATCTAACGTTGCCAGTATCAAAGTCTCCTTCCATTGACGTAGTCAACGGAGTTCTTGAGAACATTTTCATACCATTTGGAACGTCAGTGATTAAGTACCAAGAATCAGCATCAGTTAAGAAATTGTTCACTCTATAACCTTGAGGAACCATTCCCATTGAGTTGATTGCATTGATATCATTATCAGCAGTACCAGTTCTACCTTGAGACTTCATAAGTCTCTCAGCATTGAATTGGTTAGCCGATGGAATGATCATCTTAACCGCTTTTGCAGCTATTCTTAAACCTCTTTCATCAGTCATTTGCGCTACGTCGATTAGCGCTTGTTCTAATGAAGTTTCGTTTAAGTCAGCTTGCACTGCTAAAGTGTTTGCTACAGTACCCGCGATAGTTGGGTGTGCTGTAGAAAGTAAGTTAACGCCGTCACCAGTTTGAAAAGCAGTTCCCGCGGCTACGCCCGGTAAACCATTATTCAAAGGTGCTGCACCTTTAACTTCTTTAGCATTTGACATAGATCTTGCTAGTGCTTTTGTGTATCTAGAAGAAAGTCTGTCATAAAGGTTGTCCTCTATTGCTTCTTCTGTGATAGCGAAAGCTAGCGCGATCGTTTCCATTGTGTATCTAGCAGTGTAAGTTTCTTGCGCGTCGTCGTACGCAATTCCTTGACCTTCTGCTTTTACATCTGCGTTTGCAAAACCACTTAACATTACTTCTTCTTCAAAAGCTCTGTCAGATGATTCTGTTGTATAAATCTCAGCATGCTGATTTTCATACCTTTTGTACTCCAGCCCAAATAAAGCATTTAGGCCTGGTTCTAGTTCTTTAACTAGTTGTGCTCGTGATATTGCCATATTATGCTCCTATTATTGCCACGTAACCGCACCAGTGAAATATTGGTTTAAGTTGTGCGCGACTACCACTGAACAATTCGCTGCTGCGATATCGTTATTTTCAGGGTCTTCTGCAGTTCTTACCAATCTCCATTGATTGTTAGTTGCGTGCCTTGTAGCGTAAGTTAACTCTGAACTTGACTGACCAGATAATTCTGAACCAGCCGCTGTTACAGTTAGACCGTATGTTTTACCATATTCAGCCTGTGCTGCTGCAGCGTCAATCGAAGCAACAAAAAGTTGATTCGGATTGTCAATTACAAAAGCAGTTATATCTTCGCTATTAGCTGGAGTAATAGGTTGGTTGTAGAAATTCGCAAATGTCGGCTTCTTAGTTGAAGCGTCGTTATAGAATATTCCATTCAACACACCTATACAAGTGTTAGTGATGGCAGCTTGTGCAGTTACAATGTATCCAGCGGCGCTTCTTACAGCAGTCCCTTGGAACAGATCAACAGCCATGCCAGCATCAATAAGATATTTGCCTTGACCTTGAGATGCCATTGTTGAACCAACAGTACCTTGCGCGATCAAACCAAAACCTTGTGTGTTTCTATTTGCCATAGTTATTACTCCTTATGAACCTGCCGTCGTAAAACGGCCTCCAGTTCGGTTGATATTATTTCGATGTTAAGAATTACTTCTTGGTACCACCGAAAGTGTGCTTCGAATTCCTATCAACACTGATAGGCATTCTTTTATCCTGATCCCTAAGTAAGTCGGTTTCCACTGACTCGTCTTGACCTTCAGTTTGTCTTCTCTGATAATCTATACGAGACTGTGCGAGTTCTTCGGGTATCCTTGCCAGGAGAAGGCCACCTACTCCAATCACTCCAGCGTATTTTCCGTCTAAGACAGTTGGGAAAGAATCGTCATTGTATTCGTCAGCTCTCACTAACTCATAACCAGATCTCAATCTACCATGAATATTCTTGGTGTCATTGAAACCCATTGACTCTGCTCTTATCCATCTGTGCCTAAATCCGTCAGGCGCTGGTGGTGCATCTAGAGATGATGGGGGCTTATACTCTTTTGGACGTTCAGTCTTTGTCCGAGTCTCAGCCGCACGTAAAGGTTTTTTTTGTTCTTCTTTTGTCATATGCTTATGCTCCTTCCGTGAGTTTTAATTGTTTTGCATACTCTTCGAGTGGCACACCTAATTTTTTAGCTATTGCTACCTGTGAAGATGTGAGTCTCACAGTTTTGCGACCAGGTTTTGCGCTTCTATTGGCTGAAGCCACCGACTGAACGGGTTTGGTCGTCGCCTTGTCTTCATTAGTACCAAATTTATGACCAAAGTCAACTCTAATCCTTTTATCAATTTCTCGATAATATTCATCAGACTTGGGATCAAAACCTTCTTTGTCTACTAAATCCTTATGAATTTCAAACGCAGTAAATGTCATAGCTCTATCTGTTCCGAACCATCTATTTTTTGCTGCCCAATCTTCTGCTTGAGGATCTGCTTCCGGTAATGATTTTGGTGTTTGTTCTGGTAGTCTACCACCATCCGATAATTGTACAGGTGTTTCCTGTGCAACCGGTTGTCTTCTCATTTGCAGATTTGCATTCTCCAACGCAAGTGCTGCAATTTTTTTATTTGCCGTAACTTGTAGATTTGCATCTTGTGACTCTATTGCCATTCTCAATTCATTTTGAGCTGACTCCATTGCACTCGTTACATTCTCTTTAAGTTTTTCAGTATAATCAGAATCAACTTTTTGAAATCTTTCATTATCGATTCTTCTTTTCTGTTCTACAGCATTCGCATATTCAACAGCAGCAGCTTCTCTTCTTTCTGCTTCTCTCATCTTACGCGTAAGTTTTGCAATTCTAGATTGCACACCTCTGCTATAGTCTTCTAATTTTTCATCGCTAGTTGTTTCGTTTTCTACTGTCTCTTCTTTTTTTGTTTCTTGTTCCGTGGTTTCTGGAGCGGTATTAACTACCGACTCATCTTTTTCTTCAGGTACATTAATCTCGGTCTCCGGACCGGATGTATCAATGTCTACTGTTTTGTTTTCTTCCTCTGGCATAGTGTCCTTCCTATGTTAAAATTTGTGTAAGATATCTGTTGGATCTTGCACAGTTGCTAGTACTTCGTCATCATTAAGAAGACGAACTTCCCCACCTTCAATTTCAATACGTGATCCTGCATAACGTGCGAAGACTACCCAGTCTCCAACCTTGCACCATGGACCATCGTTAAATCTATCTTTATCTCTATAACAATCAGGTCCCATTGCTAATACGTTACCGCACTGTGATCCTACTTGTTGTCTTTCTAGAGTATCTTGTCCTAACAAAACTCCACCCTTAGTTTTTTCATTCATCTTAAATGGTAAAACTAAAAGTCTCCAACCCGTAGGTATAGGTAGCTTTGTTTTTTCTTTTGTGACTTCTTTTTTTTCTGATTTTTTTACACCAAGTAATTCTTTATTTGGTGTTATTATTTTTGGTGTCACCGATGTTGATGACTGTTCCTCTGTCTTCATTTTGCTCCTTATCGTTTAGCAGGTTAGAGATTTCCTGATGCACTGATTCCAATGCATTGATCTGTCCTATTATATACTTGTAAGTTCCCATATTGTCAACCCCACCAGAGGTTACTGAGATCGTTAGTGATTGTAGTCTTTTTGAAATAGTTCTTCTTAAACTATTTAATACTTGTTCTGGTTCCATTTAACATTTCCATCTTCTCCGTGCTTGTCTGATTCGAGAATTAGGATCGTTACGTGTTTTAGCTGACGAGTTTTTTAATTGACCTGCGCTTCTTGCACAGTACGACTTTCGTCGGTTTGCAGCTTTTGACCCTTTTTTCACTTTACCAGTCACGGCTGTTTTTAATTTACTTCCAGGGTTTGCTGCCCTGTAAGCTTTAACACCTTTTGCTGTCATTCCAGCTCCGGATTTTGTTTTTCTATAATTAGCACCCTTACCTGTAGTAGTTTTTCTTATAGGGTTTTCTGCTCTACCACCTTTAGCATAATTACTTACTTTTTCTGCCATTGTATAACCATCTGTATTGTGACCAGGAGGTGGTTTATAACCAGCTCTTGGACTTGTTGCATGTTGCAAAGTTAAAGCAGTTTGGCCCGCGTTTGGTGACCTAGTTCTCATTAAGCTTTCTTTTTATTTTTAGGTTTCTTAGCTGTTTTTGCTGCTCGTTTAAAGTTAGCTGCAGTAGGTGCACCCTTAGCACCTGGTTTTCTCATTTTTTCACCACTACCAGCTTTGATTCTATTTCTTTTGGCTGCGATGTTCGCGTATAAACCTTTTGCTTTTGCCATTATGCTTTTCCCTTCTTTTTTTTCTTTTTAGGAATAATTCCTTTTGCCATTAAAATATCTTTTTTAGTAATTTTACCATCACCTGAGTGATCTGGAAATTTACTTTTCTTTTTAGCTTTTCCACCTTTTTTGTAGTTAGCAATCATGCTTCTACCTTTTTTTTCTATTCCCGGCATATTTTCTCCTTATAATGTTATTGCAATACATTGATGGCAAGATTTTATAAATCTTGTATGCGATCCACAATGCGTTGGTTTTACTATTTCGTCTTTTAAAACAAGTATGTCTTCAGTCTTGCATTGACATGCTTTAATCTTAAATATCTTACAAATAAAAAATTTTAATTTCTTAAACATTATTTATTTATTTTGCCAGATTTTTTAGATTTAGAACCAAATTTACCATATGACTCATTAGCAGAATCTTTTAACTGTTTTGCAGTTCTTTTTTTCTTAACTCTCATAGCGATAGATTCGTCTTTTCTATCTTTGTATCCCTGCTTTTTCTTTTTAGCAGATCCACCTTTTTTCATTCCAGCAGCTCCTGTTGGAAATCTAACGTCTGATCTTATTCCATTTTGTCTCATTTTTTTCCTCCGTTGTTTCTAAAAATTTGTGTACCCTTTATACCATAAATGCTCGCCACGACAAGGATCCAAAGATTTGTGAACCATGAGGGGAGTGTTGAAAAATGTAGAAAAAATAAATCAACTTTGTCCATAGCAGAAGGATCATCACTTATAACTGCCCAGGCCAAAATTACAATTGGCGCCGATAAAATTATCAAAACCGCCTCGTCTTTCCAGTCCGATTGACGGGCTTCTAAAAGTTTACCCTGGTAAGCTTCCTTACCTTCAGCCATTCTAGATGCATGCATAAGCTGTGCATCCGACATAGCTATTTTCGTTCTTTGCTTATTAGCGTAAATTTTACTACCAGCAGAGACGGCTAATTTAATTGCCGATAACCACATATTAATACCAAGTAGCTTTTTTACTCTTAGTAGCTAACATTCTTTTAGTTCCTTTAACTTCAACGTTATCACCTTGAGCAATGTAAACACCTTTAGCTCTAAAACTTGATTTACCTCTAGGGTCCATTTCTAAGTTTTGAGAAGGCACTTCTATATTTACTCCACCACTAGCGTATCCGTCTTTGTTAACTCCAACTGGTTTTGTTATTTTTGGGTTCTTCATAATTTATCTCCTGAGTTTTAATATACTATCTTTTAGGCCCTTTCAAGACATTTACGTCTCGGGCTTTCATAGCATCTGAGGTTAGTTTTACTTCTGCAGACATCATTGATTTTTCAATGGCTGTATCAGCTCTTAGTTTAGCTAAATCTTCATTTTGTTGTAATTTATCTTCATTAATTTCTCTAGCCTGCATCATTTTCATTTTATCTAAATTCAGTCTAGCTTCATCTTCTTTAGCTTTTCTTTCCGCATCCATAGCTTTAAGATCAACTTCTCTTTGTTTTAATTTAAGTAATGGATCATGATCAAACTGAGAAGTAATTTCTTTTTCTTCCTTCATAAAATCTTCAGTCATTTCAGCAATTAAAATAGCTTTTCTTGCTTCTATCTTTTGAGATACTTGTTCAAACTGTTGTTGCATTTGTGGATTGTTAGCAGCTTGTTGTTGCATCTGAGGTAGCATTTGCATTTCTTGTTGAAACTCTAACTCTACCTGTTCTTGTGCCATCAGTGATATATGCTCCATAATATTTTTTTCCAACGCTGCAGTAATGCTAGGATTGTTTCTAACAAAGTTACTAGCCATAAAATTTAAATGGGCTGTAACATGCGCTCTATGATCTTGTCCTGGAAATGCTTGAAAAGGTTTTTGTCCCATTGCATCAATGTGTTCGATCGCAGGATCTTTTGGTTGATTAGGTGGTGGAGGTGGTAAAATCTGATCTATGTCTTTTACACCTATCGCACTATACATAGTTCTGTAAGCCATATACATATTATGCATTTCAGGATTAGATTGAGCTAATTGTAATTGAGTTTGTGCCATTGAGATTCTTTGAGACATTGAAAATATGTTTGGATCAGCTACCGGTAAAATATCTACTCTTTCATCAAAGTCAGCTTGTTTAACATTTCTTGCAGCTCCAGGAACATCGTAAGGATATTCTGGTGGCATAGACTCAGAAAATATTTTTGACAGTAATTTAAATTCTTGTTTAAGACCTACGTAGAGTCTTTTATGGATTGCTGACATTACTCTTGAACCACGTTCTAAAAGAGCTACGGTCGTACCAACAGCGGCCTGTTGATTCCCGTCCCCAACCTGCATGTCAGC